TCGTTCGTGGTCTTGCCGTATATGGCCGCAAGGTTGTGAAACCAGAAGCTCTCTGCACCGCAATCGTCGGCGCAGCCAGCTAATCACTGACCTAACGGGAGGGGGCGCAATCCCCCTCTCACAACCATAAAGGGGTTAGTGATGGCTACCATAAAAGTAATAGACGTTATTTCCCGCGTCGAAGCGATTTTACAGGATACTAATATCCGTTGGCCTCGCCTTGAGCTTCAGAAATGGCTTAACGAGTCGTACCTGAGCATCGTACTGCTGAGGCCCGATGCGAACGCAGTCTGTGCTACGTTTACGTGCGCGGCTGGCACAAAGCAGGAGATAACGGCTTCTAGCGGTGGGTTTCCGTCTGCGCTCCGTCTTCTCGATATTACGCGAAATGTTCTCAGTACCTCAGACAAAAAAGTTGTTAGGGTAGTTGCTCGTAGTGTTTTGGACGACCAAAGACCGACTTGGCACGCAGAGGCACAATCTACTAACATCCAACATTATACCTATGATCCTCGTCACCCTAAACAGTTTTACGTGTACCCACCCGCCACCAATACTGCTCAACTAGAGATGGTTTACGCTGACGCACCCGGTTCTCACGCTTTAGCGGAGTCTGCTTTAGATCCAGCCGGTGGCAATACTGAAGTGATAAAGCTTGATGACATTTATTTAAGCCCGATCACTGACTGGATTTTGTACAGAGCCTACAGCAAGGATGCTGAGTACGGCGCGAACGAACAAAGGGCGGCAGCTTCGTTCCAAACTTTTAACGCAGCTATCGGTACTAAAACGCAGGTAGACGCAGCGGTTACGCCTAACCCAGCAAGTTCGGTGACGTAAATGGCTGTGCTTTGGAGTAAGTTTTACCCCTACATACAACCTTATCTCCCGGGTTGCCCGGAAGTTGTTGTCGAGTCTCATCTACAGGAAGCAGCAGCAGATTTTTGTATGCGTAGCGAGGTCTGGCGCTTCGACATTGAGCCTGATTTTACTAGCAAGTCTACCACTGATTACTCTGTTGATACGCCTAAAAACGCGATCCTTGAAAATATGCTGTCGCTTTACCTTGACGGCACTAAAATTTCGGCAGTCACAGATAGACACTTTGATCGCCCGTCAACGGCGGCTACGGCACGACCTAGCAGGTATAGTATATACCAAGATACCCAAATTAGGTTTTTCCCCACCCCGGACCAGAAATATAAGTTCGAGGGTACAGGGGTATTAAAGCCTTCGCTAAGCGCCACGGGTGTAGAAGACTGGATTTTTGAAACTCACGGTCGCTGCATTTCTTATGGAGCTATCGCCCTTCTGGCTCAAATCCCCGGCAAGGAATGGTCTAACCCCGAACTTGCTTCATTCTATCATGCCAAGTTCGCAAAAGGCGCAACCGATGCAAAGAGCCGCGACGCCCGAAGAGTTAATTTGCGTATCGCGCCAGTGGGGTTTGATCGAGCGAATGGGCAAGGAGGACGCTAATGGCTTCAACTTTTAAGTATGTGCAGGGAGACACGGGACCACAGCTAAAGTTCACAATAACCAACGCTGACGACGGTGCTGTTACTAACCTCACAGGTGCCACCGCTACTTTGCATTTTCGAGCGGCGGGTGAAACTACCGTTTTGTTTTCGCGCCCGTTAATAATCACCGCTCAAAATGCGGCCCTTGGTGTAGCCGTTGTCCAATGGGCTGCGGGCGATCTCGATCAGGATGCTGGAAACTACGAGGGGGAACTAGAAGTCGTACGCGGAAACGGCGTTCGTGAAACCTTGTATGACAAAATTAAGTTTAAAATTAGGGAGGACTTTGCTTGAGCCTAAAGTCCGTCGAGTTTTTAAATGCCCTAAAAGCGACTGTTGACGCGCTTGGACTAAACTTGTCTGCAACTCTTCTCGGGTTGAACTTTTCCGCGTCCGCTGTCGATGAGATGGTAGCGGCTCTGGAAAAAGGTGATTTTGTACCTGTGCGGCTCGTACTGGAGCAAGCTTACGCGTCGGACGCTGCGCAACTCGCCGTTGGTAGACCGATTGCAGATGCTCTTGCGGTTATAGATCAACTGGAGCGGCAGTTTTCTAAAGGAGCATCCGACAGCGCTCTGGCACAAGAGGCTTTGCAGACTGCTTTTGGCAAAGCCAGCTCCAACATTGCCATTTCCACTGACGTTTTGACTGCAAATTTTGGGAAATCACCCTTAGATACCCCGGTTGCTACGGACGAAGATTACAACTTTGCGGTGCAAAAGGCATTGTTTTCGGCGCTTTCTGTAACAGACGACGTCGACGGCGAAGCGAGCATTCTTGACGATCAAGAGATTCAGTTTGTTAAAACTCGAACAGACGCGGCCTCTGTTGCGGAAACGCTACTTATTGTGGCTTCGTTTTTACGCACGTTTTCCGACGCGTCTTCGACTTCTGATGCGGTTACTCTGGGAACACAAAAATCAGTTGTCGACAACCTAGCTCTAACTGACACCGTAACCTTACTTTATACGTTTAACCGCTTTTTCACTGAAGCGGCGGCTGTCACAGAGTCTATTTCAAAAACATTTTCTCGCCCACGCGCCGACAGCGCTTTTTTGGGTGACGCGGCCACAACATCCCCAAACAAAGGGCTGTTCGAAACGACCTCGTTTACCGACGCAGGGTCACTACGAAGTCAGGGCTATGCTGATTTCACTTACTTTCAGGAAGATTACGTCGGTGCTTCCCGAACCTTTTCTTAGGAGATCGTTATGATTAACGAAAATTTAAAGCTCTCCGGTCAGCTTAACATCCTTTTAAAGGACAAGGCCGGGAATGTAAAAGAACAGCGCGAAGTCAAAAACCTCGTGGTTAACGCAGGGCTTGCTTACATCGCGAGCCGCATGGTCGGTACCAGTAAGGGTGTTATGTCGCATATGTCTCTGGGGAGCAGTACCACAGCGGCGGCGGCAGGTCAGACTGATGTGGTTTCCGTTCTTGGCTCCCGCGAAGCACTAGACTCGACGACCATTTCAGGAACCAATAACGAAAAAGTTATTTACGCTTCTTCTTTTGAAGCAGGCGATGGAACCGGAGCCGTTACTGAGGCTGGAATTTTTAACGCAGCTTCTGGTGGTGACATGCTCTGCCGCACAGTTTTTTCTGTTGTTAACAAGGCCGCAGATGACACTCTTTCGGTGACGTGGACTATTACTTTGGCGGCGTCGTAATTAGTTATTTTTAAGTTTTAGGGGGGCGATACATGGCTACCATAGTTACACGATCAGGCAAAGGCTCGCCCCTTACCAACACGGAAGTTGATGCAAACTTTACCAATCTCAACACCGATAAAATTGAAACTGACGCTGAAGTTCGCGCAGCGGTTGAGGCTGCGTCAGACAGTAACGTCTTTACAGACGCAGATCACACAAAGCTCGACGGCGTTGAAACTGGAGCTACGGCGGACCAGACAGCGGCTGAGATATTAACCGCAGTCAAAACCGTTGATGGTGCGACTTCAGGTCTTGACGCCGATCTCTTAGACGGCCAGCACGGTTCGTACTACACGGGCTATACCGACACAGCTGTTTCCAATCTGGTTGACTCGTCCCCGGCAGCTTTAAATACGCTCAACGAGTTGGCCGCTGCACTCGGAGATGACGCTAGTTTTTCTTCAACGGTTAACAGCAATATAGCCGCCAAGCTGCCGCTTGCGGGTGGTGCTATGACTGGTGCTATTACAACAAATTCTACGTTTGACGGGCGTGACGTAGCAGCAGATGGCACGAAGCTAGATGGCGTAGAAGCCTCTGCGGATGTCACCGACACCGCCAACGTGGTTAGCGCTCTGACAGCTGGGGCAAATATAACAATCGCTGCTGACGGAACTATTGCTGGCTCAGCGTCTTACGCACACCCTAATCACTCAGGCGAAGTTACCTCGACGGGTGATGGTGCAACCGTTATTTCTGATAATGTGGTTGATGAAGCCAATCTTAAAGTTTCAAATTCGCCTACCAACGGTTACTTTTTATCAGCACAATCGGGCAATTCTGGAGGTTTAACTTGGGCGACTGTACCTGCGGGTTATAATGATGCTGATGTTGCTTCTTATTTAGCTAGTGCATCAAGTGTTGGGTTTGGAGGTAGAATCACAGCAGACGCAGGGATAGATATAGATAATATCATAATTGATGGCTCAACCATAACATCTAATACTCACCTTAACTTAGATATTGTAGGCGATCTTCGCATTGATGTAGATGGGGCAGAAGTTAAACTCGCCGATGGCGGCGTTGAGTTTGGTCAGCTTTACAAAAATAGCAATGACTTTGCAATATTTTCATCAGTATCCGATGGCAATTTGCTTCTTCAAGGCAACGATGGCGGCTCAACAATCACCGCACTAACCCTTGATATGTCTGACGCTGGTTCAGCTACATTTAACCATGATGTTCAAGTCCCAACAGGTGACTTGCATATCGGCACTGATTCATCTGGTTCATACCCCAAAACAGGCCACAGTATTCGGGGCGGTGATAGTGCAATCTTTTCTCGTACAGGTTCTACTGGCGAAACTTTACAAGTCCGTAGGCAAAACACTACAGGCGAGTATGTAAGATTTTACTCTGGAGCGAGTACGATTGACGGGGGCATAAAGGTCGATGGCGGTAGTATGGTTATCGGTGGCGGCGATGTAGGTATTGGTTATTACCAAGGTGCAAATGCGCTTGTACCATATGACTACGGCAATAATACAGTACGGGATGCAGCAATTGATTTAGGTACTGCTACCTCTCGTAGATGGAAAAACCTCTACCTGTCTGGCACAGGTTATGTAGGTACATCTCTAGGGATTGGCACAACCTCTGTCACAGACCCTAACTGGGGTACAGGTAACAAAGAGTTAGCCATAGACGGTACTACGGGCTACGGTATTATACACCTCAGGGGTACTGGTGCAGGTAGTGCAGATACACGGTACAGTATGGGTGTAGGCGATGGTATCTTTTACATGGCTTATGATGATGTTGATGGCGTCCATAGAGTAAAGGTAAATGCATCTCACCAACTTATAGTTAATGAAACTAGCGGTGGCGGCGGGGACAATAGAGTTTTCCACGAGGGCTACCACCCTAATGCTGACGTACTAACAACAGCACGTACTATTAACGGCGTATCATTTAATGGCTCTGCTAATATTACTGTGGCTGATAGCACTAAGCTGCCCTTGGCTGGTGGCACTCTGACTGGCCAAACGAACTTCAATGACGAACTTCGTATCAATAACGGCAATGGTAGCACAACACACTTTAACTATAGTGATAATGGTAGCAACTATATTCGTGGCACCTCACTTGCCGTAGATTGTGATGCATTTTATTCCTCTGGCGCTGGCGCTATTACCCTAAACGACAGTGACATTAGGTCATCTGAAGCTAACCCAGCATGGACAGGCAATCCTGGTGTCGTAGGTAAAATACAATATCACTCAAACCGTTGGTATTTTGTAGGGGGTAGTTCCTCAGACACAAACATGATTACTTTCCGCAAAGATAGTACCGACGTTGCGTTTGTTCGAAACAACGGAGAGTTTGACGGTGAAGGGTTACGAATAAACGGAACACTTGTGGTTAACTCTTCAGGTGCTTGGGTAGGCTCTGCCACTGGTTTAACTGGCCCTCAGGGACCACAAGGCCCAGCGGGAAATAACGGCAGCACCGGCAGCACTGGCCCTCAAGGACCACAAGGCCCAGCGGGAAATACCGGCAGCACCGGCAGCACCGGCAGCACCGGCAGCACTGGCCCTCAAGGACCACAAGGCCCAGCGGGACCGGGGGCTAACCAAACTCTGAATACGAATAGCAGCGTGACATTTAACACGGTTACAGCCGCGTCGTTTAATGCAACATCAGACATTAACTTGAAGACCAACATCAAGAGTATAGAAAACCCTCTGGGTAAAATAAGTGAACTAAATGGGTATTCCTTTAACTGGAAAGATACCGGAAAACCCTCTCTGGGCGTAATGGCCCAAGAGGTAGAAAAAGTATTGCCCTCGGCTGTGACTGAAGATCAAGATGGTACGAAAAGCGTCAATTATAATGAAATAATCGGGGTTCTTGTGGAAGCAGTGAAGGCGCAACAAATTGAGATTGTTTCACTAAAGGAAAAGCTCGATGGTTGATTACTACAAAGCCAGCGGCACCACTATAATCTCTGGAAACGGTGTCAGTGGGACTGAATATACTGAAAAACATTATAAATTGTCAGCAAATTTAGACAGCGGCTCTAAAGCGGCTGTGGGCAATCATGGGGCGCACGGTCAATCTGGATCATCCACTATCGCGGAGACGGGAGAGAATGGCTTCGTTACCTACACCACAAACCACGTTGAGTCAGACGCATTATTCAAAAGCCGCTCTCAAATCACATCCGCCGTTTCGCAAGTCCTCGTTGACTTGGATTTAGATTACACTTGTCATCACATCCGACTTAGAAACGTATTAACTTCGAACAGTAACGTGCATAAAGTTTGGATGCGCTTTGGGTATCAGTCAAGCACTAGCCCTTATAGTCTGAACACGCACACTGCCATCCTGAGGGCTTCAAACACAACAGGGTTTCAAGGTGTTAGTCACAGAAGGTCATCTAGCTTGACGGGTTGTATGTTTCCAAACGACAACACTCATGACGACCAAGACAATATTTTCACCGGCGTAAAGTGGGGCATCTGCGCAGATATAAAGATATTCACTTCCACAAATCCCGGCGTGGCAGAACCAAGTGGCGACAGAGGAAGCATCACTGGCATTGCAAAATTCTGGGGAACCACGGGGAGTTATCTAATTCAAGAAGATTCTTTTATAACGTGTAGGTCGTCTGGGACAACGTCTGCTAATGATATTAATCGTCTCTTTTTTAGTGACAACTACGGAGGAAATTTAACGGGCGGTCAAATCGAATATTACGCCGACGAAGGGATGCCCGTGGCATGAGCTATAAAATTGGAAATACAACGGTCCTTTCTGGGACCACAGCGACTAACATTGCGGGCATTGACGGGCAGAGTATCGCTGGTTTTAGAAAAACATACGAGGGTGGCCCTTGGACTACTGTGCATAGTGTCAACACTTCGACGACAACTACTAGCTCGCTTATAATACCTTTGCATCGGAGTTCTATTACGACTGAGGGTACAATCTTCCCCATGATGAGACTCAGGTTCAATCGTGTCAGAATCAATGGCACGGCATCTGATACTGTTGCAATTCGCTGGATAACTGGGAATGCTTCATCGAATACTATCCGGTCCTACGGTTACACTTACTATATGACCGGGGGGTACTACTCCAGCACTGGCGCTGGTAGCCAAGCAAACTCAAGCTACAATCATCATAGGTTAACGGGGTTTTACGGCACTGGTGGAAGCAACACGCTTGGTTATTCTGGCGAATTTATCATCGACTTTAACCCAAAATATCGAGGTATAGGCGATGTTGGAATAGTCGGGGCTAGTGTCAACGGTCAAAATGTTGGAGCTTTTCCCGGCATCGTCACAGCTTTTGGCAAATTTGGTGGGGGGAACAGGTCTATCGACGGAGCCGAATTGTATGCGATGCGTATATATCCGGGGAATAGCAGCAACAATTCATTTGCCCGAGGGTCTCAATTTTCACTCAGTTACTGTTTCGATAATAACATCGAAGAGTCACAACAGTCGGGGGCTTAGAGATGGGATTTAAAGCAGTAAGCAGTTCCACAACAACAGAACTCATCGACGATAATAGAATTTTAACAAACTTTCGAGAATTCAGCGGCAACGATAGCGCGGTGGGAAATACAAACACCAGTTTGGTAGATAATAAATGGATGCGTTGTGACCGTAGAAATTTGTCAGGTACTTCTGTTATTTCTTCGTTTGATCTATTCAGTAACGATTACACAACCAATTACAAAAAACATCTGGTGGTATTCAACTCGATAGTTGCAGACACTACGGGCGGTAGTTACGCAGCGTTTAGAATATGGATAAGAGCCTCAAACGGACAAAACTATCTGATTTCTACCAATGGGTCTTACTACAATGTTGGGAGACGGTCTTCAAATTACCAGACCCGATACACTGCAAATTGGTCCCCGATAAGTTATTATAATAATTATGGCGGATACGGCCATGGCCATCAAAATGGGTACGTTGAGTTTTGGACGGATTCTTCTAGTAAATTTACGGTTTTCCATGGTGAAACTAGAAATTATCAAAACGGATCGTACATGAATTTCTGGTCGTTTTCTGGCATGTTCAAAGACGAGAGAAAGTTTGCCGGTATCCAATTTCTCCCATCCACGGGCGGTTTCAGACGAAACGAAGGTTGCAGCGCAACACTGTACCGATCAATATGAGGAACATTAAATGTCAGAAGAAACAGAAGAAGTAGTAGAGCAAAGATACATCCAAATGCCAAATGGCGATATCCTTCCGTACACGGATGAAAACTGGGCAGCGAGCTTTCCGAGTGAAGAAGAAATAGCCAGTGAGCAAAATCGAGCTTGGCGAGATTCTCTTTTGGTCGAGACAGATGCGTTTGCACTCTCAGACCGCAACATCAGCGATGCGATGGTCGCCTACAGAGCGGCGCTAAGAGATATAACAGCACACTCAAATTGGCCAATGTTGAACGATGAAGATTGGCCCACTAAACCTGAATTATAATCTGTTAACACGTTAACATAAATACGAGAGGCTGTTGGGCAATGGAAATAAACGCGCTCTGGGACGTCGGACTAACTGCGGCTTTAGGCTTCATCGTGTGGTGGGCCAAAAGCCAGCACGACGAACTGCGGCGCGTTCAAATTCTACTCAATAGAACCAGAGAGGAACTCGCCAAGGAATATTCGACCAAAATCGAGAGCAACGCATCCATAGACAGATTGATAGTCCGTTTAGATGCCCTCGACAACAAAATGGATAGGATGTTGGAGAGATAAATGGACCCTGTAACTGCCATGGCGGCTGCATCAGCTGCCTACCAAGGAATTAAAAAAGCGGTCGACGTTGGCCGTGATATTTCTGGAATGGCTGGAACAATCGGTCAGTGGTCTAAGGCTATTAGCGATCTTGATTACATGGAGCAGCGTGCGCTCAAGCCCCCTGCGTACAAAATGTTTTCTAACACGGAAAGTGACGCGCTCGAACTGTGGGCGCACAAGCAAAAGGCCAAGGAGATGAGGGAGGAACTCCGAGAATTTGTATCTTGGCATTACGGACCCTCAGCGTGGAAGGAAATTGTACGGCTTGAGGCTGAACAGCGCAAGCGGCAAAGAGACTTAGTTTATCGAAAACAAGAATTTATAGACAACTGCGTCAACGCTGTAATTATTGTTTTGCTTTTGGCTGCGGGCGCAGGAGCGTTAATTGTAGTGCTGTATTTATACAGTAAACGTCAGGGGAACTATTGATCATGTGGCTATTAGTTTGGTTCATGTTCTCTAATAATCGCCTTGAGCATTACGTCTTAGGGCAGCACAGCACAGAGCTATTGTGCGAAGGGGCAAGGGAAGAAGCTATGGTGCTAGTCACCAACAGCACGACCGTGGTGTATTGTTTTGAAGCTATACCGGAACAAAAAGGGTGACTACGTGGTTTACGATACGGACGGCAAGGTCGTCATCATCACACACCATAAAAATTACGCAGTGAGCTACGCAAGGAGTTTAAATGATGACAGACGAACCAATAAGAAAGACGACAGGCAAGGGCGGAAACTACCGCAAGACTAAGTCTGGCGCGGGCATGACGGCCAAGGGAGTTGCTGCGCACCGACGCGCTAACCCCGGTTCTAAACTAAAAACTGC